GGCTCACAGTTCCGCTGCAACTCCAGTTGATCGAGGCCGAGCAATTACCGCTGTGGCGCACGGCTATCGAGCAGATGCCACCTAAGAATTCCGTCCGGTGCGGCATCGAATTTCAGGCCGACGGACGGCGTGCGGCGTACCACTTCTGGAAAGCGCATCCCGGCGAAACGATGTTCTTCCCGATGGAGGCGCTGTCGGTAGAGCGGGTGCCCGCCACCGAGGTGCTGCACGTCTACAAGCCGATTCGAGCGGGCCAGTTCCGGGGACAGCCGTGGCTTACGTCGGTGATTGCGAAGCTCTACGAACTGGAGCAGTACACGGACGCGGAGATCGTCCGCAAGAAACTTGCGGCGATGATCACCGGGTTCATCACGCAGGCCAGCCCGGATAATCCGATCATCCCCCCGGACCAATATCAGAACGGACCGGGCCAGACGGAGCCGGGGACACAGATCAGCAAGCTCGAACCCGGCACGTTCCAGGTGCTGAACTTCGGCGAAGAGGTGTCGTTCGCCGAGGCCAAGGACAGCGGCGATTTCAAATCGTTCATCCGGACGTGCCTGCAAGCGTTTTCGAGCGGCGCCGGGCTTGCCGAGTATCAGATCAGTGGCGACCTGTCGGGGATCAACTACTCGTCAATCCGCGCCGGCCTGCTGGAGTTCCGCCGCAAGTGCGAGCAGTATCAGCATTCGGTTTTCATCTTCCAGGTCTGCCACCCGGTTTATAAGCGCTGGCTGCGCGAGGCGATGCTGGCGCTGGTGTTCGGCATTGACATGCTGAACGCGTACAGCAAAGATCCCGAGCCATTCGAGGAAGTGCAGTGGGTAACGCCCGGCTGGCCGTGGGTCGATCCCGAAAAGGACATCAAGGCTTCCAACGACGCCATCCGCAGCGGCTTGTCCACGCGCTCTGCCGAGGTGGCGGCGCAAGGGCGCGACGCCGGTGCAGTGGACGCGGAACAGACTGCAGACAACGAGCGGGCCGACAAGCTTGGGCTCTCTTACGACAGCGATGGCCGGAAGGTCCTGACCGGGCGCAATGCCGGATTGACGGAAGCCGAGATCCAGCAGGATGCCAGCAAGGGCGAGGTGGACGTGAAGCCATGAGGAATCTGACTCGCGTGGCATCGCGGTTTGTGAACACGCCACTCATGATTCATCCCCCCAAGCTGGACGTCATGGTGCAGGCGCTGGGCCCGCGGCTGGGGATCATCCCCGTCAGCGTCGGCGTGGGAGCCGAGCCATTCGCGGCCGCGTACATGGAGCAGGCGGATGACAGCGGCTACCAGGTGATCGACGGCATCGCGATCATTCCGATCCAGGGCGTGCTAACGAAAGCGGAATCCTGGGTTTCGGCGCTGAGTGGTTGCAGTTCCTATGCGCAGATTGGAGGCTACCTTCAGGACGCGGTCAACGACGCCGGAGTGCGGGCGATCCTCCTGCAGGTGGATTCGCCGGGTGGCGAGACCACGGGATGCCTGGAACTGTCCGATTACATCTACTCCCTTCGCGGCTTGAAGCCCATCTTTGCGGTCGCCGACGATTTCGCATTCTCGGCGGCCTACGCGCTGACCAGCGCGGCCGACAGGATCTTCGTCACGCGCATGGGAGCGGTCGGGTCCGTTGGCGTCGTCGTGCTTCACGCGGAAGATTCGAAGTTCAACGGCGAGCAGGGGTTCAAGTACACCTACATCTTCAAAGGCGACAAGAAGGTCGACGGGAACCCGCATGAACCGCTATCGGAGCGGGCCGAAAAAGACATCCAGTCCGAAATTGACCGGCAGTACGACCAGTTCGTAGCAACGGTCGCGCGGAACCGGAAGGCCAGCGCAGAAGAGATCATCGCGACGCAGGCCGGCGTGTGCTGGGCGGAGAATGCCGTTCCGCTGCTGGCCGACGCGGTCGGAACGCTTGGCGATGCCATGAACGCGCTTCGTCAACTGCTGGGCGAGCCGGTCCAGAAATCAACGGCGGCGATTGCCGCAATATCCACAACCAAGGAGGTAACAGCAAGTATGCCCGATGAAACGACGATCGCCACCGAGGGTAAGAAGCCCAGTGACGGCGACGAGAAGACCAACAGCGAGCCGAAGTACTGCCACGCCTGCGGAACCAAGCTTCACGCGGATGCGACGTTCTGCCACGCCTGCGGCGAGAACGTAAAGGGCGACGCTAAGAAACCGGAAGGCATGGCTCCGCTCACCGGCATGGCTGCGGTGGCTGGCGAAGCGTTGAAGATGCGCCCCGAAGGTGACATCGAAGCCATCGGCGCACTGTGCAAAATGGCCGGATGTCCCGACAAGGCCGCGGAACTCCTCACCAAGAAGAAGTCCACCGGCCAGTACTTCAGCGTGGCGGAAATCAGCGAGGAACTGACCGCCGCCCGCGTGATCGAAAGCGAGAGGAGCATGATTACGTCGCACGTCAACCCGAACCAGGGCGCGGTTGGCTCGCTTCAGGAAATTGAAGCGCAGGCCACCACCTACGCCCGGCAGAATCGCGGCAAAGAGACTTCCAATCTTTACGCCGAAAGCGGTACCACCAAGCTGACCAAGGAGCGCGCATACGCCCAGATGCTCGAAGAGCATCCCGAGGTGTACGGCGCGTTCGTGGCGCAGCACAACGCGAAGGGCCTGATCGCCACGCTCGAGCGGGCCGGCGTTCGCCTCGCCCGGTAGGGCCAAAGGAGATCGACAGACATGGCATTCGAACAGACATTACGCACAGTAGGACTTCCGGCGGCTGCGGACCTCACGAGCGGTGGAACTGTGAATCCGCAGTTCTACTTCGTGACCACCAACGCGTCCGGACAGATCAACTTCACGGGCGCTGGCGCCGTCGCCGATGGCGTGGTCCAGGATAAGCCCAACGCGCAGGGAGTCGAGGCCGAAATCGCCATCCTGGGCATCACGAAGCTGGTGACGGGCGCTGCCGTTACTGCGGGCGACCCGCTGATGGCCAACGCCAGCGGCCAGGCCATCACCGCGACCGCCGGCAATTTCGTGCGGGCGCGCGCGCTGGCTTCCTCGGCGGGGGCTGGCGTGATCATTCCCGCGCTGCTTCTCGGCCCGTACAAGATGTAGCCGTCAGCGAGCCGCAACAACTCAAAGGAGAAATAGGAAATGCCTCAACCGACATTGCAGGACGTTCACGTCAACCGACCGCTGACGAACATCTCCGTGGCCTACCTTCAGGAAGCCGCCGGAGTCGAATTCGTCGCAGACAAAGCCTTCCCGGCGGTCCCGGTCGAAAACAAAAGTGACCTCTACTACACCTACGCGCGGGCCGACTTCAACCGCGACGAGATGCAGAAGCGCGCGCTTTCCGCTGAATCCGCCGGTACGGGTTACAACCTGAATTCCACCGGCACGTACAACTGCGACGTCTGGTCGCTGCACAAGGATGTGGACGATCAGATCCGCTCCAACAGCGACTCTCCGCTCGCCCCCGACCGCGACGCCACGATCTTCCTGACCCAGAAGGCCCTGATCCGGCGCGAAAACCAGTGGGTCTCGAAGTTCTTCGGCACCGGCATCTGGACCAACCAGGCCAGTGGCCAGGCGACCGCGGATTCCACGCACGTCGTTTATTGGGACTCCGGTAATTACCCCAATGGCAACCCGATCACGGATATTCGCCACGCGAAGACCCAGATGCGGCTGTCGAGTGGCGGCTTCGCGCCCAACATCTTCGTGGTGAGCCGCCCGGTGTTCGACAAGCTCGTCGATCACCCCGACTTCATCGACCGCACCAAGTACGGCCAGACCGCACCGAACCCGGCGGTAGCCACCCGCCAGATCATGGCCGAGATTCTGGAACTGGAAGACGTTCTGGTCATCGACGCCGTTTACAACACGGCGGCCGAAGGCGCGGCCGAGTCCAACGCGTTCATCGGCGGCATGAGCGCCGCGCTGTTTTACCGCCCGAAGAATGCCGGCCTGATGACCCCCAGCGCCGGTTACGTCTTCAACTGGACGGGCTTGATCGGCACCACCGGCGGCGCCGGCGTCCGCATCAAGACGTTCCGCATGGAGCACCTGGCTTCGGATCGCGTGGAGATCGACTCGGCGTTCGACATGCGCCTGGTCTCGGCGGATCTGGGCTTCTTCTTCAATAACGTGATCTCGGCGGTGTAGCCATGATGCTTCGTCGTGAATCGTGGGCGCGGCTGACCAGGGGCATGGTTCCGCCCCTGTACGTCCTGCGCCCGTTGCAGGGCTTTACCCCGTCTGACATCGGCGATGAGTATCCCGCGCCCGACGCCACAAACAAAGTCCAGTTGATGCGTGCGCGGCAGCTCTATGAGCAGCGCAGGATCGGGACGCAGACGGAAGCGGAGCGGGCGCTCTCCAAGCTTCCCCAGCACGAACCGGCCAAGCCGGGAAAGGAAAAGCGACATGGCAGTCAAAGTGGAAAAAACGCCCGTTAACGCTCCGGAGTTTCAGAGCGCGGGCCCGCAGCCGAACTTCAAGGGCAGCTACCCGTCGAAGCAGAAGCAGTTCCTGTCGGCGGTGCAAACGGGAAACGGCGCGCAGCAGAGCATCGCGCACGGCCTGGGGGCGGTGCCCGCAGGCGTGCTGGTCTCCTGCGCGGACAACAGCGGGAGCGCCAACGTCTTCACGGTCACCGAGGGCACGCACGACGCCACCAACGTGAAGGTGACCGTGACCAACAACGCCAAGTATAAGATCCTGGCCTGGCTCTGATTCCGATGAAAGCAAAATCGTTCGGCAAAATCTCCGTCCCGACGCCTGGCACGCCAGTTCCGGTTAGCACTGACACGAACCTGCGCGTCGAACGGATGCGCTTCGCGGCGGCCATCGGTGATACGGGCCGCGTGTTCCTGGGCGTCTCCGGCATGACCAAGGCGAACGGCGCGGGCGTGGTCAAAGAGTTCTGGCCTACTGGCGCTGGTGGCGGCGTCGCAGATGCTTACGAGATCTGGGCGGAAGACTCCAGGCATTTGCTGGTGCCATCGGACTACTACATCGATGCCAACAACGCGGGCGAAGGACTGATCGTCGCCTACTGGACGTGAAATGCCCAACTGGCCCGGCATTGAAGCCTTCGTGGACGGCGTGATGTTGCAGACGTTCGGCGAACCGGTGGTGTACCAACCGGTGCAGGCGGGCGTGGCGCACGGGAACGCGTTCACGGTGACCGCCATCCGCCACCTTCGCGTGCGTGAGGAGTCGGGCGCGACGGCGAACTTCGAGGAGATCTCGGTGAATCCGACTGACTTTGCGAATCCGCCGGCAAAAGGTGATTGGGTGACGGCCTGGGGTGTCCAGTACGTGGTGACGATAGTGCGCCAGCCGGATGCCTACGGAATGCTCAACCTGGCCCTTCTTCAACGCTCGTGATCAATCCGAAAACAATACTTGGCGAGTGGGTGACTGCGCTCCAGTCCTGCCCGGACTTGGTCGCCGCGATTGGCGGCGACGGCAACAACATCCGCGCGTTCATGGAAGGGCTTGCCACCGACAATAATCTGCGGCTTGCGATCCTCCAGATGCCACCCGGGTCGATCCTGATCGCGTGGAACGGCACGACGCCGCGGCGTCTCACTGGCGGGGCGCTGCATTTCGCCCATCGCTTCGCGATTTACTTGCGGGCGCCGGAACAGGAATCGACCGCTACGTATGCCGATCTGTTCTGGCTGCTGGTGAGCGCCAGGCCGACGGGCGCTCCATCGTGGGAGTCGCTTCTGCATTTGCAGATCGATCCCGATTGCTAC